CTGACCATTGCGCATATCAACCCCTTTCCAGGTTGCATGCACTGTCTGGGCAATGCCCTGGCGATATGTGTTCAGACCACCTACCGATGAGTAGTAATACCCACGCTGTCCACGGAAGTTCTCAGAGCTGTCACCATCGTAGTCACCGATCCGTGTGTAGCCTTTTTTGATCAGGTCTGTTGCTTGGCTGTCTGGTACAACCATCAGGCTCTGACCGCTCTCAGTTGTTGCCGGTGCATAGCCTTTCAGGCCGTTGTACTTTGCAACATTGCCTTCACGGCCGCTTGGGCGTTTGTTGTTCTCAAGGCTGTTGTTTGCTTTGGCATATCCAACGATCAAGCCCATGGCTCTTTCGTCTTTTGGATCTGAGTTCATCAGCTCTGCCATCAAGTCTTTTGGGGCTTGGTCCGTCATCTCGAAAGCATACAAGCTGACCAATCGATCGATCGATCGCACCAGACCACTGTTTGTGGAACCAATGACATTACGCTCATTGAGCAGACGGGCAATGGCTTCTGCATTGGGCAGCAGGTTTGTCGATGTGACTTCACCGGTGACCATGTAATGTGCCAAGGCCTTAGACTTCTCTTTGTAGAGCTGCACATTCTTTGAACCAAGGTTGCCCTCTTCAGCAGCAATACGTGCTTGGATCGAGCTTGGATCCTTGATCAGATCAAGTGTCTCTTTCCGACCAAGAGCAGTCAGATCTGTCTTGAGAATGCCATGGTACATGCCCACCCATTCTTCCTTCTTCAGTTTGCGGCTGAACTGCTTGGCAAACTCTTCGGGGATACGTTCACGATACTCTTGACGCATCGCATCTACGATAGACTTCACAGGGTTGATGAGACGCATCAGTGACGCGTTCTCTTTAGTCATGCCTCTCAGGTCGCTGTAGATCTTCTTCAGGCTCTCAAAGCGTGGTGTGTTGTTGAGTGCAGAGACCAAGAATTCCTGTGCTGTATCGCTGTCTTTGGCTGACCCAAATGAGAGAACCAAGTTGGCTACCTGCAGGCCTGTTTTCTTTGGTCCTGTGCTTGATGTCGCAATCTTTGCCTGTACAGCCTCAGATGCTTTTTTCGTGAGCTTGCCTGCCTTCTCTACAATCAGATCATTTGCGCGCATCATCCAAGCTTGGCCGTCTACCTTAGCCAGCATGTCATTTTCTTTGTTGATGGTGGTCAGTGTGGCTGACAGCATGTTCATCGCCTGAGCAGCATTCTGCTGTGTGCTTCCCTTGCTCATCGGCAGCTCACTCAGGTAGTTGGTCAACGTGTCTGCAAGGCCATCAATGACCCCATCCACACTCTTTTCCATCTTGCTTGTCTTTGACGGAATAGTCAGTCGACCAAGTGCCAGCTTCATTGGCTCACTCACTTGGCTCAGAGCCACGAATGTTGCCAGCAGGTCAGACCGGTTATTGGCATCTTTGCGGATACCAGTCCCACCTGTCAGTGTCTCAAGCTGTCGCTTGGCAATCTTACGCTCTGCAACTGTTGCTGTATCGGGATTAACTAGGAAGTCATCGACCTTCAGGTTCTTGACCGCATGCACATACACATTGTTTGCTTCACGCATTGCTGCAGCATTCAGACCATATCCGGTCATCATTGTTGCATGCACAGCTTTGAAAGCTTGAGCTTCTCGCTGGTTCATACCCCAGTTGCCACGTGCATTTACTTGGTTCATTGCCTTGGTAGCATTTCTCTCCAGCTGCAGCTGACGTTCTGTGTTCTCCCTGGCTGCGTCCAATGGACCAAGGCCTGAGTCTAGCAGGTTGGCTTTGAGCGTCTGAGTGAGCTTCTCTACATAGGCACTCTCCACATGAGCCACTGGCTCTGAGGCTGTGAAGCGCTGCTCCTGTACGATGTCTGCACCAAACTGTGCTGGTGTGCCTGTCAGGATCTCTGTGTTGAACCTGATGTTGGAGAACATGTCTGTCCCTTTGAAGGACTTCGACATGCCAAACATTTCTTTTATTGCTGTCAGCACTTTGTAAGCCAGCTTGTGCAGTGGACCATAAACTTTGACTTTCTTGGTCAGTCCAATCAGCTTTTGATTGCTCAAGGTCCATGACAGGAATTCACCCATCACTTCTGCACGGGCATCCAAGCTTTCAGCTTCTGCAATGTTGATGCTGTCCATCAGTTCTTCAGCAGCCAGTTGCACATTTGTAGGCTCAAACTGCAGGTCCAATCCGCGGAACTCTTTCAACAGATCCTCAAGACGTACAATTGCATCTTTCACATAGTCAGCTGTGTTGCTTGGATCGCTGTAGTAGTTCTGTAGATGTGCGGCCGTCATAGCATGCAAGGCTTCGTGCAGCATTGTCTCAGGTGAAGCATTGGCAATGAATGCTACCTTTGTGCCGGCAAATGCTTGACCATTCCCAATGCCTTTTTGGTTCAGGTCTTTGAACACATCAGCCTTCAGACGGTTGAGCTCTTCGGCAGAACCAAAGTAGAACCGCCAATCATCGAGATCCTTGTTTTCTAGACGGTTCATCACCTTCCAAAACACTTGGCTCTGATCGTTGTTGTAGCCTTGGTCTTTTGACTTGTAGAAGAACTTCTTCATCACCTTACCGGAGACCTCATGTACTTCCCGCTTATATAGAGGTGAACCAACACGCTCGATCATCGTTTGCAGCCCTTCATTGGCTGGCTGAACTGGTTCGGTTTGGGATGCTGTGGTGCGGTCTGCTGTGATCTTCGCAAGCTCTTCTTCAAAGATTACGTTCATCTGCGCCTCAAGCGCATTTGTATCGTATGAGCCTTTTGAGTGTGTGATACCGGTCAGGTCTTCATCGACCTTACCATATGGGCTGTTGGCTCCAGCCATGTGATCAACCCAGATCTTGAACTTTGCCATGGTGTTCTTACGCGCCTGGACTTCATCTGCCTTGGCTTGAAGCGTGACACGTAGAGCTGCAAAGTCTGCTTCTGTAACCACTTCGCCTTTTTGCTTTCCAAAGCTCTTGTTCAGCTTCTTCTGCATTGGCTCCATTTTGTCATAATCGACATTCATCAAGAACCGGTCATAGCCTTCCAGCATTGTCTGGAAGTTGTTGCCGTTCATCCAGGCGTCATAGACGCTCTCATTCACTTGTGTTGAACCGGTGTAGATGTTGTCAGCTGCCAGCTCGATACCGTCAAAGACAGCCAGTGACGTATCCAGAGAACCATCTGCCTTGTTGTAGATGTTCACCACCATACGTCCATCCCCTGTACCAATGGTCAGGTATGGAGAGATTTTCACGCTTGGTTCAGAGGGTGCAACATGTGACATCCCAGAAGACAGTTTGCCTTTGAAGTTGGTCGCAATCCGTGTCTTGCTTTGGTACTGCGTACCACCTGAAATGTGGTAGCTCTGTGCATCTGTCTCATAGATGGGAGCCACTTTCATGGTCTCTTCAAAGACAGCCTGGATCTCTTCTTCAGACAGTTGAACGTTGCCCCTGCCCTTCTCGGCATTTGCTTTGCGCTCTTCATTCTTTTGAGCCAGCAGATCATTGAATGTCTGCTCAAACATATAGGCCTGTACAGATGCTGTGGTCTGCATGATCTGCATGTTCTCTTGCAGTCCGCCGGTCACTCGATCGATCGCTGTGATCAAAGCTGTTGTGTAAAAGCGGCTGATAGATGACTGGAGGTTATCCAACCAATCAGTCCTGAAGAATGCTTCTACAGGATTGCGGAACATGTCACCCAGTTTCAGATCTGAACGGGATACTTTTTCCCAGTCACCCTCTTCCACTGTGGCACTGAACACATCGTTCAGGTCGCTCACCAGCTGTGGGTTATCCACAAAGATCTCATGCTGGTCCCAGGATGTAATGGTTCCATCTTCGAGCTGTGCAGCAATCTCAGACATCCTCTTGTAAATCTCACCGGTGACTGTGGAGGTGATCTTATCGGAGATCCCTGACAAACCAGCACCGTAGATGAACACTGTCAGAGGGTTCTTGCTGTTGCTTCTTCCTAGCTTGAACTCCCCGTCGCTTTCTACTTCGTCTTTGAAAGGAAGGTTTTCATTGTCGATGACAGCGTCGTCTTCGGCTTTCTCAGCGAAGTTGAAATCAGGAAGGAACGCATGCAGTACACGCATTGTCTTTTCAGCATGAGCCACTTCATCAGGTGTGCCTGAGTTACGCAAAGCAGTCATCTCAGCTGACAGCTGATTTTCAGTTTCTTTTGTGGCTTCTGTGTACAGATCGACGTTGTTGATCTTCCAGTAATCGTTGAGGCTCATCCGATCTTCAGAGAAGAACAAGCCACCCATTGCCATGATCTTGAGCTGGCGTGCCTTGAATTCGCCTGTGGACATATGCACCACAGCGTTCACAGGGCCGTCTGTGACGCCATCTGCTTCCAAGGACAGGGAGGTTGAGAATGCAGCCTTCTCGCTCTCAGAGGCGTTATTTAGGCGTGCTACCACGTTTACAGCGTGGAACACTTTATCCGTGAACTCAGGAGATGCTTTGTTTGAGAAGGCAGACATCATCGTGTCCATCTCTTCTTCTGTCAGCTTACCCTCAGTTTGATACTTCATCATGAGATCCACGGCGGGCTTTAGCCCGTCTGGATCTTTCATAGCTTCCATAGCATTGTGCACGCTTACTTCTACATCTTGCTTATGAACTTTTTGATCGATCGATTGAGCCACTGTGAGCCAGAACATTGTCTCATAGGTTGGATCATTCATGTCGATCACAGCATTTGTGGCTGTCATCATCTCACGAGCATACTTGTCTGCCTGTGGTGTAATCGGACCTTGCTGGAACAAACGACCGTTGGAAGACATACCCCACTTGAAGAAGAAAGGTTTGTCTGTCCCACCTGCCTCATCCATGTAGCCGGCAACACCGTTCAAGCCTCGCAGGATCGATCGATTTTTACCTTCGATGCTTTTGCGATCCACCTTGTTCATGGTCTTTTCGTTGACCTCTACAAACCCACGCAGCTTTGCCATCCGGTCTTTACCGAGTGCTTGAGCCATTGCCCACAAAGGCGCATTTGCTCTGAAGGGTGTAGCTTCCAGACGTGCCATTGCCTTGCGTTCTTCTGGCGACAGTTTGACCAGGGGATTGCGCATCTGTGTCCGAGCAACGCTGGCTGGATCTGGAGGAGAACCAATGATCCGAGCCTTGAAGCTGCTTGGGAGGAAGGCAGACGTGAACATGTCTTCCATGCCTACAAACGAGTCTGCCATCCATTCTGTGTACTCAGTGTTGCGGATGCTCACTGATGCATAGGAGCCCTTGGCACCTTTGCTGTCCACATACTCCAGAGGCTGACTGATGTTGATGAACTGAGCTTCTTCGAAAGCAGCCAACATGTTTACAGCAAGAGCCCTTGGGATACCTTGCGTATATGAAATGCTGGATCCTTTGAGTGCCTTCACACCCATCAGGTTTGTGATCTTACGGGAGATCTCGTCGATTGCACGCTGAATGAACATGCCACCATTCACAGCATCTCGCATCTCTTGTGTCACAGCCTTCTGACGAATACCCAGACGCTTGGCGATCTCTTCATCATTCAGATAAGGCGAAGGTACGCTTCTGTTCTGGAGCATCCACTCTGTTGTAGCCATGACAGCTGCCTGAGCGACACGCTCATCCAGTGAGAAGACATCCTTCTCATCACGGCTGCCCAAGTTCAGGGGCAGAGCATTGTTGTACGTGAGCACATCACCGGTGCTTTGAAGATCCTGCAGCCACTTCTTAGGAATGGATTTCACACCAGAAGCAGGGATGTCATTCCCCATCTTGCTTTTGTCTCTGGTATTACGTGTGGCGTTCAATGCATCATTTGCATAGCCATTCACGATCTGCATGATCTTGGGAGCTTGGTTCTCTGTGAAGTCTCTCAGCACTTCTTTCTGCTGGTCATCAAACTCAACCTTCTGGTCAACACCCAGGGCATCATAGTTCTCTTTGATCCAGGCAAATGGATTGCTCAGTGTCAGGAGCTTGGAGTCCTTCAGTCGACGGAAAGACTTCAGGAACCAGTTGTTCCCGTCTGTGTCTGTTTCCAGATCAGGCATCAGATCAGCCAATGTCTCCGCGGCACTTTCAGCTTCTTCCGGTTTGGCATCCTGAATTTCTTGCTCGATAAGCTTTGTCTGCTCAGCAGTTTTTGCTTTCTTGGCGTTCTTCTTTTTCTTCTTTGGTTTGGTTTGAGCTGGTGTGGTGTCTTCTGTCACCAGTCCTGCAGCAATCAGAGCAGCAGCCATAGCCGTCTCGCCTGTAGCTTCTTCAGGTACTGCTGTGACTTGGGTCGGTGTGGTGTCTTCTACAGCTTCCTGCTCCTTGGCAAACTTAGCCTCACGACGGGCTTCATTTGCTTCTGAGAGGGATGGGGTAGATGTATCATTACCGCCCTCGTCATTGGTTACTGATGTTTCCGTTTTATCAGTCACGCTCTCAGAAGCAGTGCTCGTGGCTGAAGCCACAGCACTTGCTCCTTCGTTTGTGTCTTCCAAAACGGAAATATCACTAACCGTAGCCGGGGCTGGAAGTGCAATGAGAGCCATGGATGAATCGAGTGCAGGGGCCACCAGAGGCTTCTCAGCCATGGCCTTAGGCAGCTTACCCAGCTGTTCACCATAGGTCTCTAGGAGGCTGTTATAGGCGTTCACCAAGAGCTTTGTGTCTGCAGCTGTATCCATGGCTTGAACCACGGATGCTGAATTGGTTGGATCCGAGAAAGGAGACTGCTTCTTGTCTGTCTTGTACCGGATGCCTTTGTCAGGATTGTACGCATCGAAACGTACTTTCTTGTAGGCTTTGGTCTCTGGATCGTAGGCCTGTGCTGATGTGTTCAGCGCAGTCATCTTGTTGATCTGGCTTCTGGTAAACTCGTACATGTCACGCAAAGCTGTTCGCGCATCCTTTGTACGGCCGGTGGCTACAGCATCTATGATGTCTGCACGGTGCTGCAGAATGGATTTACCGCTGTTGTTCCGGTTGCCTTCAACATTCACATCCATGCTGACCATCTTCGAGTCAGGCTTATAGTTGCTCTCTTTGCCTTGTGCGCTCTCGGTGATCGCTGCTTTGATCTGAGTTGCTTCTTGGATGTCAGCTACGATCTCACGTGTGCTCTTCAGGCTCTTCATGAGAATGGAGCTCTTAGGATTCAAGCCACTTTTGCGCTGCTCGAGGATCTGATCATACTGACTCACTGTCAGGATGCCTGGATTGTACCGTGTCACCAGATCCACAAACTCAACCTGGGTATCATCAGGTTTTGCAGTTCCAGCTACATCGTATCCGATCCAAGCTTTCAGATCTTCTTGTGTGATCGTCTGCATCTGTAATTTGGCTTCGAGAATTGCCGCGGTGTTCTCCAGCTCATTTGTGGCTTTCTGGATCTTGGCAAAGTCCTGTGCAGTTGGGTTGTCTTTGCCCAGCTCAGCCATTGCAGCCTTGGCCTCATCTGAAGTCATCTTACGCACTTCGTCATAGGCACTCAGAAGACTGACTGCAGTAAGCTGCTTATTTACGTCTGTTGCTTTCTTGTCCATCAAGGTGGAACCAAGGACATTCACAACGTCATGTTGGCTAAACTTCTCTGACAGACCTGCAGCTTTGCGCTGCTCTCTGAGTTTGATGAACCCATCACCAGACATCTCTGCATTCATGAGCTGAGCATCTGCCTCATCAGAGACATAGTAGTTATCGCTGATCTTTTTGCTGAGAACGGTTTGAGCTGACTCCACACCATCTGGTGCGGTGTCCTGTGGGGTGGTGTCCAGAATGGTCTCAGCAGCAGCTGATGCAGCCACACCCAGTTCATTCCGGTTCTTGTCTTCACCAGCTTTGATGGCGTTATTGGCTCTCTCAGAACCAGCTTCAACAGCAGCACCGACAGCCTTGACTGCGCCTTGTCCTGCAGCTCCCAGAGCAGCCTTTGCAAGCCCAGGTGCCTGTACTGTGCCGGCCGTTACCTTACCCCCGATGGCACCTGTGGCAAATGCCTCACCAGCGCCTTCAAAGGGATCTACGTCCAGACCTGCAACATTCTGACCTACGTTACTGGCGATGGTCGATGCAGTCTCTGTGACGCCTTCTTCCAGGGTCTCTGTTGCGATCGTCTTGCCTGATGCAATCAGTGCATTACCTGCGCCTTTGCCTTTCAGAGCTTTCATGGGGTTGGCTTCAAAGGCTGGATCCAATGCCTTACCTACCACAAAGCCAGCAGCTCCACCGATCACACCGCTGATTTGACCAGCTGTGTTGGCGAGTTCTTTTTGTGCTTGTCGATGTGTCAGACCATCTTCCCGCATTGCATCATATTCTTCGATGCCTTCCAGCTCTTCTGGTGACTTGCTCATGATCTCAAACTGAGCAGAGCTGGCAGCACTACCACCTTCAACTGCACCGTTCACAATGGGTACAGCAGCGATCGTATTTTTACGGACAATCTCCTTTGCAGCTCCAGAGTTCACAACAGAAAGAGCCTGCTTCTTGGTCATGCCACCGGCAACAAGTTCTTTGACAGCTCCAGCTTTACCCATGACTTTTGCCAGCACACCAAAACCAGCCAGAGAGCCAACACCTTGAGCAGCGATGTCTCCAACCATTGTTGGGCTCTGTGCATAGTTTCCAATGGTGTCTCCAGCATCACGGACAAACTTACGAAAGCCTGCACCCAACGCACCTTTGGCAATATCCTCATCGTACAGACGCTGGTTCTCTTGAGCATCAAGACTTTGGATCAAAGCCATCTCTTTGCTCTTCTCCTGATACCGATCAGACTTAAAGCTGTTGGCCCATTCATTGCCTTTGGCAGTCAGCTCAGCAAACAGGGGAGCCACTGGTTCAGCAAACTCAGTTCCTGTGAGCCATTCAACACCGGTGTTCAAAGCGTCGTTGGCTACCAAGGCACCTTGTACAAGGCCTGTACCCATGCCCACAACGCCCTGAGCTACCCCAATAGAAGTGTCACCAGCAACTTCACCCCAGTCACGTTCCAGGCTGCTGATGCGGTTTGCTTCACGTCCTGCATTGAGGAAGTTCATACGAGACTGAATTGCTGTCTCGCCATACTTATACATGAGCGTCAGATCGTCGAGCGTGTTGAAGTCCTGAACCATCTCAGAATCTTCACCCAAGTCGTTGCCTTGCTGATCTGCAACAGCCAGTGCTTTGAAGTAATCATCCCCAGCCATCTGCATCTTCTTGGCAGAGGTTTTGTCTTTGATCGTTTGCATCTTCTGCTGAACAGGAGAAGTGGGAACCGGTGCATCCCGTCCATCACCAAAGTCCAACCGCCCTGAGAAGTAATCAGAGTCAATGCGATCAAGTTCAGACATTTTATGTAACCTTATGGGGAGGGTATTTTAGTAGGGTAGGGGAGCTGCTTACCGATTACCATTTCTCAATGCATCTCGTATGAGATCATCAACAGAGGGAGAGTACCTTTCTCCGTTTTGTCCTGTAAATGTAAAACCGCCAGAAGTGTCTGCATTGTTCATATCAAAAATCTGTTGTGCAGTTGGCTCAAAACCACCACCCCCCTGCACACTACCGCGTGGAGGAAGAGGAGGTGGAGCAGCTTGTGGGCTACGTGTTGTCACTGAGTTTGCCAACGCTTGTGCAGCTGTGGGTGTTTGTACACTAGCTTGGCTGCTTGTGTCATCTCCACCTTTGTTGCTGTTTTTGGCAGCATATTTTTCAATGGCTTTAGCTGCACGTCGTTGTTCAGCAAATGCGGCCGCATACCGTTGAGGATCCACATCACGGAAGCGCATGGCTTTCTCAGTGGCTCGTGTGTAACCGTCTCTCAGTCGCTGTACCTCATCACGTTGACGCTTTACGTCTGTCATTTCAGCCTGTGCAGCTGCGTATCCACCATTCTTTTTGAGTTCCTTGAGTTGGTTTTCAATCTTGCCCCAAGCAACATTCTGAGGATCACCTCTACGAAAAGCAGCCCCTTTTTCAAAGTTGGTTTCCATCAGTGCAGCAACAAGCTCTGGAGCAACATTGTAATCGTTTACAAGCTCTTCTGCTTTTTGTCGTAGTGTGCCTTTGCCTTCTGCATACCCAACCCAGGCATTGCCTGCATCATCTGTTTGCGGAAGTACGTTATCAATGGCAGCGCCGATTGAATCTGAGATACCATCATACTGTTTTGTGGCTGTATCCAATGCACGAAGAACAGGATTTGTTGATACAGTTGTGTCAATATTTGCATCAAACGTGTCGAGAGCATAGCTGTTTTCACGCCATGCTGTATTGCCTGTAGTGACATCCCGACGTGTAGAATCCTTCACAGCAAAGTTGGCTTCATCTACCTTACCAAGAGCATCAAGATATGCCTTCTCAGTTGTCTCATCGAGCTTCATGTCAATGATCTGCTGCTGTACCTCTTCACGGTTCAGCGCTGTGTTTGCCATGGTGCCAACATCAGTCTGAGCTTTGAGACCCAATGCACGAGCACTCTCTCCGGTGGTGAAAGCAAGCTTGTCTGCTTCTTCATCACGAATGCGCTTAGGCATATTGAAAGCTTCGTCTTTAATACGAGACTGTTCTTCAGCTGCAGCAATGCTCATCTGCTGCTGTGTGTTCTGCATGCCAAGCTGTGTGTTGTCTTGGGTCAAAAGCTCTGTGCCACGATCTGCAAAGAACTTCAGAGCACCTTCATTCAGGTTGCGTGGGTCAATGCCCAAACCAGCCAATCCACCATTTGCCATGGCTTTTTCGAACTGTCCTGCATCATTGAACTTCAGTGCTTCACTGATGGCAGTGGCTGAAGCTGCATCTTTCTGACGTGCACGGATGTCACCAGCAATCCCAGCAAGGCTATCAAAGCCGTCTGTGATCATTCCTGCACCCATCTGAGTGCCTACCAGAGCATCCCTAAAGCTAGGAGCCGTAACGTTCTGCCATGTGAGGCGTCCACCAGCTGCCATGATTAATCTCCTAGCTTATGTTTTGCGATGTATGCTTGCGCTTTTTCTTGTGCTTCTGCAGTGCCGGCAAAGCTGGCTCTCGATCCTGCTCGATCTTCCAAAGCTGTGTTGTAGCTGGAGATCTGGTTGTTCAGGTTTGTTGCGTAAGATTCTTTCTGAAAGTTCAGAGAATCCTTTGCAATCTTGTTCGCTTGGATACCACCCCACAGAGAACCAATTGCACCAACACCGCTCAAGACACTGCTGATGTTATCGAAGTTCAGTCCACCTCCAGGTGTTGTGAACGTCTTACCCATCATACCTTTGTTCTGCCAATCCAGTGCAGCCTGTGGTCCGTAAATAGACACGTTGTTGTCATACTGACTACCAAAGCCTGATGGAGCTACATCTGTTCCACCACCACTGGTCGACATACGTGCACGCGGCCGCATATCACCTGGGCTTAGTGGCTGAACCATAGGTACTGCTGGGCCTGCTTGTTGTGGGCCTGGAAGGGTTGTTCCAAACACACTCATGGGCTGCTGATTGCCAAATGCAGAGCTGTTCCAGTCATACCCGCCAGAAGGTTGGCTGCTTCCCAAAAGAGGAAATGGCTCTCTGGATGGTTGAAGGTTTAGTCCCATTTTGTTCTCCGATGCGGTATGACGCGGTGTGGTGTGGTGTGGCTACCTTAGCCCATTTTCTTTGGAAGTTCGAGTGAAAGATCAGCGAAGTTGTCAATCAGGCTATGTGTGAGTTCTGCAATGTCTGAACCAGTGAGAAGGGTACGGTCAAGGAATACGTCACTTGGCTCCCCATATTCCATACGAACATCTGTCAGCAGCATTGGATCAAACGGCTCTCCGGTCAGTCCAATGATCTCTTCTGTCAGTGCTGCGATCTTGTCCATCTCATCTTTGTAGTTGGCATCCAGACCTTCGATCTCTTCATAGATCTCCGCGGTATCTGCTGCCATCCAGTTGCTTGCTGCATTTTGTACAGAGTCTGTCAGTGCCATGAGATTGTCTGCACGCATCATGGCAGTCCAGTCGATGTCAAAGCTTCCAGTCTGAAAAAACTCAGCACCGTAGTTGAATGCTACAAAGCTAATCAACGTTCCGATGATGGCTCCGAGCTTGTCACCAAAGATCTTGGCTGAGTACTTTTGGATCATCCCTGCAATCAACATCCCTGCAATGCCATTCACCACAGCCCCTACAATGGCTGCTGTAGCCACAGAAGCTCCTGCGCCGGCAACCAGTGCACCTACCGCAGCATTGGTCCCAAAGATGCCTGTGACGCTTCCTAGGCCTGCTGATGGAGGGAATATGACTGCGATGGCAACTGAAGCCAGAACCACGAGGATCTTGAAGATGCTCTTCTGATACCATTTCACCTTCACCTCTTGGTACGAGTTGAAAACGATGAAGGTATTTGCCGTTGTCATCTGAGTGGCTTTGACCAAACTCATGGCTTTTAAGGTAGGGTAGTGCAGGGGGATTAGGAATCCGGATTCATCTTCATCCTCTAAAGCCTCTCTGCCTGTGATGACCACAGACTTCGAATTATAGACATAGTTCCGGTGCTCAAGCCCAATCAGTTCCAGCTTCCTGTACTGAAGTTGTTTGTGCTGATGCAGCAGGTAAACCCGTGAGTAGGGGACGTCCAGATACTCATACTGACCAGCGTTTTCTGCTTCACCGCCTTGAGTGTTTAGCGTCCGTGTCTTCACCGTGTAATCGTCAACTACGTGGAACCAGTACTTACCCTGTCCAAGGTGTTCCCGTTCTTTGTTCCCATCATGTCGAGCTGCGTTACCGATGTGCTGGGTCTCATTGATAAATGCCCACCGCAGTCTGAAATCATACTCAGGTAGCAAATCACCAATGACCTTCAGCTCATTCATCGTAGGTGGTGTGAATGCAGGGTCAGGCATAACTGGTGCCTGCTCCTGGTAAGCTGGATTAAAAGGATCACGTTCACGTGCAAGAGACCATCTTTCCCAGGTTCTTGCATCCAGTTTGTACTGCTCCAACGCAGCTTCATAGTTTGTAAAATCTTGTTTGTTGGTTTGCTGAATGCCCTCAAGGTATTTGAAAAAACTGTACAAGTACGCTTTGCAGTCTTCCTCTTTCACATTCAATGAAACAGCCTGAACCAAGAAAGCAAAGTCTACATCTTCAATCGCCTCATTGTCTTCAATCGTAGCGAGCAGGTCGCTGACCGGTTTACCGGTCAAGCGCCTGTAAGCGGGTTTGACGGTCTCATACACAGCTGACAAGCTACCATCATCAATTGGTATGTTGTTCAGTCGAAGAGGAATGGCAGGAAAGAATTCTGCGATCACCGTTGAGGTAGATGACATCGTGTCAAACACCACGTTTCCTGTATTCATGCGATACGTGAAAAACTCAGGGATGCTCTCCGTAACTTCCCCTGTTGTTGGGTCTTCTGTCAAAATTGAGTACAAAGCCAAAAGCAACTTACGATCGCCGCTTCGATCCATTCCCCAAATGAGATCTGACGATGCGGGTATTGTGGCGTTGCCCCAAGTCCCTGCAATATCCAATGTGTTGCTGAAGCTGTTGAACTCCACAGTCCATGCATTGTTCAGATGTGCTGGGTAGTTCTGTCTTATCCATTCTTCAGCAAAAAAGTGAGGATCCGCATCTTCAATCATGGCCCGTGTAACACGTAGTGTTTCATTTGGTCCAAGAGATAATATGCCTGCTATGCCTGAACCAACAGTGACTGTATCTACGCCACTGTCTCCAGTCAGTGTCCCTGTAGGCATGCCCAGTGCATATCTATTTTTGGCCCACAGAAAGAACTGTTTTTGCTTCATCCCATTGCCTTTGAACATGGCAGAGATGATGGCACTTCCTGTACTGGCATTTTCATTTATGACAGCAGAACCAACAATAGTGGTGCTCAAGAAGTTTGGCCGGAGATCTTCATCCCCAGCCAAGTTATACACCGTCGAGCTCACATATGTTTTGATACTAGATGAGAAGAGACCCATGCTTAGGAAGCCGGCAGTCCAAGGTTTGCCCGTAGAGCAGCTACGGCTGAGTTGACATACCCTTCTGTGTAAGCGGATGGAGTACCATAATTTTCGTCCATTGATTTACCAGTGATCCACGTGTCCGTGAGAATCTTGATGAGCTTGGTCTGACTGTCATCCTGATAGCTCTTGACCTGCTGTGTGTGCAGATCCTTCTGCTTACCAATTGCACCGGTGATTGGAGTGACCCCATCAGAGCGGGTATCCAAGGTCTTGGCTCTATGTGCTTCAGTCTGTTCCTTAATGCTGGCACGTTGCTCAGGCAGGATGAAATCATTGTTGTACACTTTGCCCACAGTGTCTGCCGTGATCCCAGCAACTTGTGCAGGCATGACAGTTTCCCAAGTATAGTCGCTGACTTCTTTATCAGAGTTGATTTTGGCAATCTGAGCTGGAAGGACACTTGCTGTTTCATACAGCGTTTTGTCTTTCTGAGAAGTTGTCAGCAGTGTGCCAGCATCTGTTGCTGCAATCTGTGCCTGTGATTTTGCCAGTTCGATTGGCAAGATATTTGCCAGCTCATACTCTGCCTGAGCTTCTTGTGTACCCAGCAGAACAGTCTGAGCATTTGTCTGTGCTGTACCTGCATCCGTGGCAGCAATCTGTGACTGACTTTTCGCCAACTCAATAGGTAGAATATTCGTCAACTCATATTCTGCTTGGCTCTTCTGAACTCGAAGCAGACATGTACGAACATCTTCACTGACCAGCTGCATCTTACCGAGAGCCAACTGAGCTGCTTTGGTCTTCACATCAAGCTGAGCTGCCAGCATCCGAGCTTTGGACTCTTCGACCATAAGACGTGTCTTGACGACTTCGAGCTCTGCTGCACGTGCTTGCTGTTGGGCTACAACTGCTTGCCAATGCGTCGTGTCTCTGCTCAGCAGATACTGAACTGCATTGCCCATAGCAGACTGGAGGCCGCTCACATACGCAGATGCAAATTCACTGCCGGTGATACGCCCAGAGTCATACTGCTCTTGTAGCTGTGCGTTGGTGGCTTCCATGAGGCCATCAAAGAGGCCTGTGCCTTCCAGCTTACGGGTGGTTAGATCAGCCTCAGTGAGGCGTGAGAGTGGCGTGTATAGATCGTTGTCTAGCTCAGCTGGTATGGTGAACTGAGCTCCATTTAGATCTACTACAGGAATGGCAAAATCTGCCTCATCCCCTAACGCAACATAGAGAGCTTCTGCTTCTACGTCATTGTTGCAATCTGACATGCCACTCTCCTTGCCTCATGTTAAAAAGAGATCCCCGCCTGAGGAGCACAAAGGATCTCTTAAAAGTGCAGGCCTGAAAACAAGCCTGCTCTTTATTCTTGATCACCTACCACCGCTGATTTGACTGCCCACATTGAGGCAGTCTCCAGATGGGTAAGTGCGATATTGCGTCTGCGCCCAGGTTCAATCGTTTTGATGATCTCTTCCAGAGCAAGAGCTGCATCTTTGATCTCACCCACAAGCACACTTCCGCTTGGGTTAAAGCCAGGATTTGAAACAGCCATTAGTCCATACCTACTTTGGCAGCCTGTTGAGTTGCCAAATCCTTGAGCTCTTTGTCTGTCAGAGGAGGAAGCTCTTCGATAGCGAACTCACGTACCCAGCGTTGAGTAATATCCATCTGACCGGTCTTGCGGTTCTGTACGGACTTCACAGACAGGAACTCACGTTGCTTCATTTGATCCAACAGGATCTTAGGCACGTGATACCCATTGTCGGTGGCTTCACCGTAGGGAATGTATTTCTTCACTGTGCCAATGTACTTGGTTCCAACAGCAAAGATCTCACCACCAAGGTCAGCCTTGTCTGGGTTCATATTTGTGATGCGTACACGCACCAAAGCCATGCACTCTTTCATCTGCTTTTGGCGGATGGAGGCATAGCGTTCTGCTTTGCTCATTGTCTTGGGTTCGGGTGTGGCAGTTGCCTCATCTTCCTCAACCCCTTCAATGTGATCTTTGATCTTTTTACGCAGAGCAGCAGCACCAATTTTATGGGAGTACGAAACACCAATCAGGTCTGCTTTGGCTTTCAAAGCATCCAAGACCTCAGTGTCTGTAGGCTCCTGGATCTGGGTTTCGTCTGCTTGGTTCTCTTCGGTCATTTCAGCTTGGTCATTCATGGGAGTGATCCTCAGTGTTTGATGAAAATATCAGGGCAACATTTGGGAGGAAACGTTGCCCTGACTAATTGAGCCCACTCAGGGGAGCAGGCTCAATATGGCTTAGACCTTTGCGAGGGTCTTAACGACAGCCAGACGCTCAGGGCGCAGGATCATTGTACCGTGATACCATTTGATCGAGCTGAAGCCGGTCTCACCGTATGGGTCAGTGCGGTCTGCAGTCTCTTTGCCAGGCATCTTGGTAGTGATCTTGAACTTCATTGATTTGCCAGAGTACTGGAAACCAATTGTGGTGAAGCTCTCTGCACCAACAACAAGCATCGGGTAGATGTTGTAGTTGCCGCCATCTTCTTCGAAACCAGGGTTAGTGGTTACAGCAGCGCCGGCACCTGCCCAATGCAGCATCTCAGGAACAACC